AGCTGGAGTGGGTCAATGCCTTATCGACCCACTCCATCGAGCTATGTTGAGCTATAATAATTACAGAATGTAGGTAAATGCCATGCCGCAAATGTAGCAGATGACCATGAACAGGACTGTCGTTTGAACGCCCTTTGTCCAAACAAACTTCGGGGTAATCTCGGGGCGGCCAAGAATAAAGGCTGCGTTGGTGGAAGCTGCAACGGTCCAGAAAGCATAGCCGGAGCAGATATTCGATATAATCAGGATAACGTCGGGGTTGATTCCGGTGGTTGCAGCCAGATTGCAGACAAATGGTGTAACAACCGGACAAACTGCCATGGTAAGTACAAGACCGTTAGCAACCTGAGTAACAAGGGTAGAGAACAGGATTACAATTGCCATCAAGACCCAAATGTTAGCACCGCCGAACAGAGGGCTGAGAACCTCAACCAACCACTGACGGATACCAAGATTTGCGTCGGAGGTGACCTTGCCCAGCATGACCAGCGCACCGACCAGAGAGATCATTGTCCACATGGATGCTTCCGAGAGGCATTTATTAATAGGAACAATGGACTGCTTGCTGTCCTTGCGGCGGATCAAGGCGCCGATTGCACACATAAGTACCCAAATCCAGGAGTTGCCCATGAAAGTAAAGAAATAACGTCCGGGCGCTTCCTTCGGATAAACGGTTCCGATAAGAATATAAATTACCGGAATGATAATCATGGCAAGGCTTATAATCTGATCACGGTTGAAATGATCAGGGGTATTGCGCATGGCCTCTATTTCATTAAAATCCAAAGACTTCAATGGCTCCATGTTGACCCTATACACTGTCTTCATCAAAATTGTGTAAACGATCAAATAGATCATGGTGATGGAGAACATGCAAAGCATCCAGGTGCCTTCATTAAACGTGCGGCCGAAGGGCTCCATTGCAGAGTTGATCAAAGCGATGGTCATAACCTGCGGGGTCTTGAATGCAAAGAAGAAGATACCGGTGGCAGCAATGTAAACACCAAGCAGAGTCCACTTTACAAAGGGATCGTCTTTATCGTAGCCGCAAACATCACGAATGGATTCTACCAGTCCGAAGAACAAGATGTAGACGGGAGGGCCACCAATAAAGGCTGCAGCGACATAGGTGGCAAGGAACAGCATTACCATCGTCATAACAGGACGACCACGGCAAAGCTTGCTGCTCAGCAACTTTTTAGCCAAAACATTCATTGCACCCGAATCTCGCAAAGCCAGACACAGGGCACCGCAGAATACCAGCTGAACAGTAAAGACGGAGCCCAGCCATTCGCTCAACAAACCGGAAATGTCATAATACCCATGGAACAGAGTGGCAAGTAGCGCCATCAGCGAACCGCTGAGCAAGTCACCGTTAAAGCAGGTGATAATGATTAGACCAATCAGAACACCCAGCATCTTTACACCGGTTACGGTAACTGTACTGAATGGCTTGACCAGATAGCCAAATAAGAGCATAAATGCCAAGCCAATGACCATGACAATTGCGTAGGTCGAATTGATCTTTCTTTGTTTTGTCATTTTTAACCTCCTACAAATTGATTCCATTTCCTATGCCGGACATCCACAGCATAGCTTGCAAATAGCTTGCAATTAGAATATAGCATAGAAAGACACAAAATAAGCGATTTAATTCGACACAATACTGTTCATTTTTACTACAGATGAAAAATGATGCGATTGTTGCTTTGTCTCTATTATAGAAGCAAAATATCCCGTAATTACTGGCTTTTTGAGCCAAAGTGTAGGAATAATGCAGAAATAACCTACACGCAACGGCTTCAAATTGCATCTTATTTCCCATAAACCACGGTCGAAGTGATGTCCTTCCCATCTGCGGAAAAGACCTTTGTAAGACGGGCAAGCTCCTTACCAGCAGCATCCGTAAGAACCGCTTCCATGTTAAGCATGTTATTCGAAAACTTCTTAACAAGCTTCTGTCCTTTAGAGTCGGTAGTAATAATCGTGCTGCTATTGTCAGAAAAAGACCTCACAGTACGACCAAGTTCATTCCCGTCCGGATCAGTTAGAACCGTGATACAGGTCAAAAAGTCATTTGAAAAAGTCTTAACCAGTGTTCGACCCTGTGAATCGATTGTGCTGATGATTGTACCATCGTCCGAAAAATGTTTATAGCCATCCGTTAAACCGGCTGTAAGAATTCGGTCAATTTCATCGTAATCATCGCCAATAAACTCACCGGTAATCATTGTACCATCGGCTTGATGAGCTGTAAATCCCTTTTTAAGAGTTTCTTTGCTGACGGTATCGGCGGTCAGATCGATTAGTGTCCGGCGATTGTAAACGACCTTATTTACAGCCATTTACTCTCACCCCGCAATCGTTACCGTCACTCCTCCAGCAGGATTATCTGCTTCCACATAAGGAATAGCTTCAACTTCTACCTGAGACAAACAGTTATACTCTGTATCAGGCAGAATCGTCTGCTTCGCGGTGGACGGTGTAACTGTCTTAGCCTGTGGTTTCATGTTTTCCGAGCCGGACATTGTACCCTCAACGCCGAGGATAGTTACGCCCTCTCGAATATTGTTGGCAATCAGCTTGCCTTTTTCAGTTGCGTCGATTCCCACTTTACCGCTGCCATCGTGGAAACCCTGAGGAATTGTAACTTCCTCGTCTCTGGTGGTGATCTTCTTAGTAACGGCACCATTGTTTTTCATTGTGCCAGTTAGTTTATTGCCACTTACATACGCAGTCTTTCCAAACAAGATTTCAGCAGCGACAGCGGTGGCATCCGTAGAATCAACATCAAATGTGCAAGCACCTTCAATTTGAGCTCCACTCTTGTCGTGAGCTTTAGATCCTTTGAGAAGTTTACTGGGGTCTACGGTGTCGCCAGTAAGGTCGATGAGAACACGACCGCCATAAATAACCTTATTAACGTTTTGGTTAGGCATTTTGATTAACCTCCTCTGCAATATAAACCGTAACCCCATCATAGTTGTTACTGGTTTCGAAATATGGGACTTTTTGAACAACAATATCTTTCTTAAGCACTTTATTGGCTGTTGGCAAGACCTGAGTGTTAAAAGCGTTCGGCACCACTTCATATTCTCCAGAATAAGCATTAAAATCTATCACAGCAGACAGCTTGCCAGACAAACTTCCAAAGCAAGTTAATTTACCAGATAATGTGCATAGTCCAGAGATATGACCAGTAAGGCACTCAAACGCTTTTATGCTACTCATGTCAATGCACCTCTTCCGTTAGCTTAAGAATTGCTTTTGTGATGAAAGTATCAACTTCTCCTGTGGCCTTCGTTAATTCAATGTCGTAGACGTACTTTCCGAAGGGAAGATGTTTTGTATCTTCCGGATTGAGGGTCAAGATCATCGTGTCAATCGGAATCTCCTTGATAAGAAGAGGAGTTTCATCATTATAGTCATTCTTCATGGCAAATCGAATACGATCACCATTCATTGGAATATACTGATTGTCATTTAGATCAGTAATCGTAATAAGCGCCGAAAAAGTATCACCCCGAGTCAAAGTAATCATTGTGCCAGAAACAGAATAACTCATAATCTCACCTCCAATTCAAGCATTGTAAGTTGATTTATGAATCGCAAGTTGGTCGACTTCTGTCATGATTCGCTTAGCCGAACCGTTACCGCCTAATTTTTCATAAGGCTTGTACAAGTATTCATACAGATTCTCATACTCGTCCTGTGTAATGTAGCCCCTCTCGATGTAGGCCATACCGAGATAGATAATGCGATCATGAGCCAAACCAATGAGCATTTGCGTTTCAAGATTGTTGTGCTTATTCTCAGCAGCTTTTCGTTTGCTTCGCTCTTGGATATATGCCCAAAATCCAGAAGAAGCAAGTATCGTCCCCAAAATGGTTAATAGCGTTTGCAGCCAGGGTTCCATTTCCATGTATCATCCTCCTTGAAGTCATAAATGAATTAAGAAGCTTGTAGGAAATATCACCCCAAACCTCTTTTAATTAGGCGAGGGAGCCCACCGCAAAGTAGACTCCCTGCCAATTTCGGTTAATCCACAGGATTACCATTTTCGTCAAGACCGAGAGCTTCCAGATCAGCCTTGACAGCAGCCTTGAACTTCGCCGGAACCTGATTAAAGGTCCGACGACCTGCGATGATGAGTGCGACATACAGTGCTACCATGTTGTTACCTCCTATCAAAATTTTGGATAAAATATAAAACATGGTTACTCCTCCTCAGCGATAAGATCGCCGTTGGTATCGTAGCCATATTCTAACAATTTTGCCTCGACATCTGCCTTAAATTTTTCAGGCACCTGGTCGAAGGTTCTACGCTTATTGATGATAAGCGTGGCGTAAAGATTGACCATTTTTGCTACCTCCTCATTCAGGAATCATTGCTGCGACGGCATCGTACAGATCAGCAATTGCTTCCATGATAGCAAGCTGCTGGGAATCTCCAGTTTCCTGACCTGCCATGATCTGAACAATGTTGTCCGAATCATTTGTACCTTTAATGGCGTTTTCAGCCATAAGCAGATTGGTGTATTCATTGAACTCCTGAGGGGTCAACGCCGCTTCCTGATAAGTCCAGTAAGTGGTTTTATCTCCCTGTTCTGAAGTTCGTGTAATACTCGTAATGTCCTTGCGGAGATATACGGTTCCAACAGTAACCTCAAGTGCAGTCGGTTGGACTGTGCTCTCGGCATATTTGTAATTTAACTCCATGCGACTTTCCTCCTTTCGCAGTGTAAAGACTAACGAGTTTTTGATATACCCGCTTCTCATCGTATTTGTCATATCGTGAAACTTTTCGCTTCAATTGCTGGAAGCTAACACATGGTTTTATCCACTTCCGATACATCAAATAGGTATCGGTGCAGTCGATCCACCCAAGATAAGACAACATTTGCCGAGCATCGAGTATGGTTGCTTTCTCCTTTTTGGAGATTTTGCGAGCTTTTCTCGTGGCCTTGTACATAATGGATTTTCGAAGAATCGTTCGATTACGATAAAAACGAAAGCCCATGAAGTCCAGATCACGCCCCTGGTTGTTGCCATAAGAAAAGCGAAAGACTTGCCAATTCGCTTTAAGTTCCAAGCCAAGCTCCATTTCCAGATAATCGGAAATTGCTTGCCTCATGCGGTGCAAAACCCTCTTGTTGCTTCCGAAAATGACCATATCGTCCATGTAGCGCATATAGTGCACGGCACAGAGCTGCTCCTTGATGAAATGATCTAAACCCTGTAAATACCAGTTAGAAAGCCATTGAGAAGTATAAAAGCCAAGTGGAATACCAACCTCTGTAACATCAATAATGCGGAATAATAGCTCCAACATCTTCTCGTCATGAACGGTCTTCTTCAACTTGGCTTTCAAACGATCATGTGGAATAGAATCGAAGAAATGGCGAATATCCATTTTGAGGACATACTTACAATTCTTCGGGTCAATCCTGATCCACTTCTCAATAACCAGCTTTCCTTTATGGGCACCTCTGCCCGGAAGACTGGCATAGCTGTGTTCGTACATTCCCTTGCAGAACATCGGCTTCATGGCATTTACGATGCAATGCTGAACAAGCAGCTCTTCCATCGTAGGGACAATAATAGTGCGCTCCTTGCGAGTAATCCCATCATAAATGTAAACCGGCACATGCTCGGCGTTTTCGTAGTTGACTATCCAGTCTAAGGATTGTTCAACTGCGGCATCGTCAGACATGTGCCGGTGTTTCATGATTTTACGGAATCTCTTGCTGTGCTTTGCTTGAGACAGAGCGTACCGTCGGTTCGTTTCGGATATTGTTTTTTCGTACAAGTGGTTATAGGATTTCATGTTCTCTCTTATCCTCTCATCCGCTTTCGACTTATTCTCAGCTACTCACAGATGCTTGCACCGAGTTAATTTTCACCAAGTGGTGAGGAAGAGATGCGGATATCTCTTGCCATTTTGAAATGGCGGCATACACTGCATTATAGAGAGCTTCTTATGGATAAGATAGAGCCGCGCCATTGTTCGAGTTCGAATTGGACGCCGTATTGTTCAGATTAGCGTAGAAAGGACCGACCATCAGGTCATTGTTCCAGTTGCCGCCGACAAACGCGCTGGGCGCAGTGTATACCCCTAATATTTAATTATTTTTCGTTTACCCGGCGAACCTAAGGTTCTCCCGTCCTCTCCTCGCTGCTTACGCAGCAGCAAGCGGTTTACAAGAGAGAGCCGCGCCAAAGTTCGAGTACGAAACGGACGCCGTACCGTTCAGAACCGCGTAGAAAGGACCGACCAACAGGTCATTGTACCAGTAGCCGCCGACAAACGCGTAATTGACCTGGCTGTTATTGTACCACATGCCGTCAGCCTCATAAGTGCTGCTGGAACCACTTGCATTAACAGGCAGCCGTCCGAATGCTTCCGTCTTCATGCTGCTGATGTAGCCTCCGGAGCTGCCAGCCGGAGTAGCATTTGCAATCGTCTTATAACCGTTTCCGTCTGTGTTGTAGTCGGTTGCAGTAGAACCATCGTGAGTACCACGAGTCAGCTTGACCTTCTGAGTTCCATTGGCATTGATCCAGCCAGCAGTACGACGCCACAGGTTACCCCAGACATTCTCCATACCGAAGACCTTCACACCGGAAGTCTTGTCATTAGAACCCCAGAACATACCCTTGGAGTTCATCGTACCAGGAGCAATACTATTGGAACTATTGCACCGTCCATAGCCGAATGCAGTCTGGCACTCAGTAGAACGAGCCATCATAACCAGCAGATCCTGGAGCAACAGTCTGTCAGCCAGCACCTCGGTATACCAGTCATTGCCGTTTGCCTTTGCATAGGCGATTTCGTTAGCCGCCGTGGTGTTTACGCTGTTAGCTGCACCGCTGATAGAACGCAGCTTACCGGAAACCAGAGAACCGAAATAGATGGGGGTATAGAAATGATCGATCTGGTTGTTATTGCGGTCATAGTTACACCAGCAATCCCAAGTATCGTCCTGAGGAGTATCGGAGCATCGGAAATGGTAAACACCATTCGATTCCCAACGCTTTGTATAGATCTTCGGCCATTCCATCATGGCGTTGCCGCCGAAAGAAGTATCCGTAACCTTGGATGTGGTGCCGTTGATCTTCTTGGTATAGTCGTTAGGATTGAGATAGTGATCTACAACACCTGCGTAAGTTAGCATACAGGGGCGCGGCATAAACTTTTCGCCCGGATCAAACGCCCAACCACCATAGTTGAACTTACCAGTGCTGAAATTCATAGCCGCCGGAGTAAACGCTGCATTATCCACATCAGAAGGATAAGTTACTCGTCCTGTGGGGCTGGAAGTCGCTTTCACCAAATCATAACCGAACAGATAATCTCTCTTCTTCGGCGTTACGCTGGTTCTGTTTGCCTCGCTGCGATTATAGGCACCGGTACTGGTGTAAGGGAATGCGGAATAGTAATACACCACTCCGACCGTCACATTAGTATCCGTATAAGTGCCGTTTGCAGTGATGTTCTTGAATAGCTCACCCTCAGTCTCGCTGGTAGGATAACCGGTCGTGCTCCTACGGATAACTGCACCTGCAACGCCACTCGGAAGCTTCGCCGTAATTTCTACCTTAACGGTATCAGACGCTGAGACATACACCGACTTAGCGGAAAACTCCTGCATCGGCTCCGGTTCATTAACGACTACACGGTTAGCCTTGTTTCGGTTATACACACCCTGAGTGGTATAAGGGAATGCTGCATAGTAGTAAGTTCCGGTAGGAGATGCACCACTATCTGCGAAGACAGTGGACGCTTTGATGTTGGCGACCAGATCACCATCGAACTCGTCCTTAGGATAATCGGTTGTCTTCCTCCGGATAATCGCACCTTCCACGGTGCAGAGTGTCTGGTTGTTCACGACCGTGTCGTTAGGAAGTGTTGCTGTGACTTTCACAACGCCACTCTCAACAGCCACGCTGAATGCCAGCATATTGGACGGCTCAATGCCGCCAAAGAAATGTCGGTTTTTACCGAAAATCAGATCTTCTTCTGCCATTTTGATTATTCTCCTTTCGCTTTAAGAATAAGTTACAACGGTGCTGATAAGCTTGCCATCGGAGTCAAAAGTTTTGACGGCTCTCGCCACTTCTGCTCCAGCTGCACTTTTCAGCACATTTGTCATGGTCAGGAATCCATCAGAAAAAGTCTTCGTCAAGGTTCTACCATCGCTCGCAGTCGAAGTGATAACAGTACCATCATCTGAAAACTCCTTGGTTCCGTCTTCGAAGCCAACCAGTAAAATCCGTTTGACCTCTTCCTTGTCGATCTCAAGTTGCAGATTACCGGCGACATCGCCGCTGAGCTGATCTTTCATCTGGTTATACCAGGCAAGGAAATCGGCCTGTTCAGATGCGATCCACTGGTCAAGAACGGTCTGCTCCTGTTGGAGGTCCGCTTTCATTTTATTGAACCAAGCCGTGAAATCGCTTTCCTCCTGAGCAATCCAATCATCGACTTCCTTAGATCGTGCATCAGTAAATCGATCAAGCTCATCCTGCCATTTGCCAAGCAACTCGTCCAGACTGATCGTCTGAAGAATGCCAGTTACAAATGGAGTAGATTCTGTGCCAACCATAGGGGTAATATCAGCTTGGTTAATGACCGCAGTGCCATATTTTCTGTAAATATAACAGAGAGGGTACTGATGGACATTTCCCTCGTTCGTCAAAGTCGGTCTCGACGGTGCGCTGGACGGATTACCTTTGACAAATTTGATAGTGTTATTACGAACTGATTCCATTCCGTTTACTTCCAGAACCACGGCATCAATACGATCAAGAAGCACCTCTGCTTCCGGGGCGGTCATCGGCAGGATGCTGTCATTGACTGTCCATGTATGGTCGAACCAGGCTTTGCCGATACCGACATTCACGGTAAGACCGCCTGCCGCCTTCACAGCAAAAGCGGTTCCGATAGAAGCAAATACACCATCGATGATGAGTCCATCAAAGATAGCTGACATCTGTGCAGCATTGTATTTGCGGTCACCGTTAAGTGAATTGAAAAATCCGCTTGATACGCTCATTCAGTTTCTCCCTCCTTACTTTGAAATAGTTTTGAAGGTCGGATAAATTGACAATCCTTCCTCACTGTTTGAGATGACCAGTTCCGAAATGTAAGCTGATCCTTCATTGCCATATTCATTGGCGATTTGAACGATGTCTCCGATAAAGAAGTCCTCGCCATATTTGAAAAGTCGAGTAACTTCAACTTCTCCTTCGAATGCAGTAGTTACAATATGGTCTGCCAGATTCTTCAAACCTTTTGTCCGAAGCTGCGCCATATATTCTGCATCGGAAAGAGTCCCGTCCTCAGTATCGGATGAGATATCACGAGCATCTGTAAAAAGCTCACGCCGGTCAAGCCCTGAGGCTGAGCCAACGATAGCAGTTCGCCTTGCTGCCCCTTCACCTTCTCCTGCGACCAGAGTCACATTTCGAAAACTCGCTCTGGATGAATAATAGTTGCTGTTGATAATGTTCTCAAAGTTTGGAGAGAAAACAACATACGGATTTTCTGTCTGCTCATAAGAGCGATCAACGCCGGCATACAGACTGAATGCAAACTTGTTTTCATCTGTCAGTACGATCTTGAAGCCTATATTGTTTTCCTCACAAAGTCCTTTGACGACATCGTACAGGCAGTCACCTGTGTATTGGTTGTCGATTTTCAGACTTGTAATTTTAGGGTCGGCAGAAGGCACGAACACAAAGTTGGAAATCTTTCGATCGGCAATAGACGGTGAAATGATGCACTCATTTAGCATCGTCTGGATGCCATTTTGAAGATTTCCATTAAAGATTCGCTGTCCCCAGATGATGCGGCGTTCAAGAATAGACTCCAGTGACCTTCCAGTCACGATAAGATGATTTCCTTCTTCTGTGTCGGCATTGATCTTGATGTCCTCGATAATCATACAGTGCTCTGAATCCTTCAGCCACAGATAGTAATCCTCTTTCAAATACTGCAAGAGTTGTGTATCCATAGCGAAGAATATCTCGAAATCTCCATACGAATTATACCGGTCAGTCCATATCATGGATTCGTAAGTATCTATGACGGCTATGGACTCAAAGTCGGTGTTTAAGACCAAAAGTTCCATAGTTATACCCCCTCATAGATGACTTTGTTTTCAATTCTGAACTGAAGATTCGTAACACCGCTGTCAGCAGTAAACGCAAAGATGTTATCTCCTTTTGCCAGCGTGAACCAGTCAGTATTCTTATCCAAGCAGTTCAGGATATTGTACGAAACGCCTTCACGAATCAGAGTAATGCTCTTGTCACCCTTTGAGGTGTTGATAACGATATCATCACTTGCGACGATACCCTTTCCAGTCAGCTTTTGGAGCTTCACAGTATCGATCTTCATGACTTCTCTGGTTTCCGTATTGTAAATATTGATGTTGCTTGCCGGCCCGATTGCATTAATATAGATTGTTACTCCAATTTCAGCATCGCCGTAGTAAGTGATGACACCCTCCGTCTTGATTTGGATTTCACCAAATACAAGCAGCGGTTCCGTCAGGGACTCGTTTGAGAACGGAAACTCGAACATCGGGTCAATACTGTAGAAATCCGTTACATTATTTCCATCCTCAACGGCTGAATAGAAGAACGGGTCAGGGCAAATGATCGAGATCGATGTCCCTTCCTGTGAGCTGAAAATATTTGGTTCATTCGATTCCACATAACCGTTTGTTCGTACATATCGGTTATCGGTTTCAATGATGATTTCAACACTTTTCTTTGCCGGAAAGTATTTGTAGGATTTCTGTCGTACATCTTCGATCGTTTCTCCGTAGACCGTATCAACGAATACGATTTGGAAAACGATGTTCCGCTGACTCAGTCTGGCGGAGTTAAACATAGAGCCGTCATTAGTGACGACTTCCGTCGTGTTGACAGTTGCTTTGACCGGACCTAAGCCGGTTACAGACTTGATGAGGAAGCCCGAAACCTCAGGCTCCCTCAAGTCAAGTTTGATCCTATCACCCAAGTAATTGGTGATAGCAAATGAGTGAATCATGTTTCCACCAATCCTTTCAACGCCGAGAACTGGTTCTTCGTCTGACGATAAATGTCAATCCTCGACAGTGCCTTAGGCGAATAGTTGTTTTGTGTGAAATTGTAGTTGTTTCCGGAAGTAGGTGTAGTGCCGCCATTTTGAACGACACTGCCGCCCTCACGCTCCATACCGGCGCTGATCTTCATTGCCTGATTTCGACTCAGAAGTGCCGACAACCTGCCCGCACCCTCCGTTACATCAGACAGATCAAGCAGCGGTCGAATTGTCGGTTGAGAGTCAATTCCATTTTCGATGAAATCACCGATCTTGGAAACCGCGTTGCGGAGTCCTTCCTTAGCCGACTTTGCAACAGATGCACCGGCATCGTAAGACTTATCGGTGTAGTCGATCAGGGAATTGACGAAGCCCATACCAAAGAATCCGCCAATTCGATAGCCAACTTTAGACGGTGAGTTAATGTCGAGTTCCGCTTCTGCTGCCGCTGCCGCTGCTCTTGCCATAGCTCTTGCTCTCGCTTCAGCCATGTATGTGTTGGCAGTTATACCAGCGGCAAACCCTTCAACAAGATACTTACCGGCGTTATAGAAGTCGGTGTATTTGTTTCGGATTGCTGTCAGGCAACTGTTAATGATCTGAACAAAGGCGTCTTTCGCAAGCTGGTTCTTTGTTCGAATACCGGCAATAAGATTTGTCATCGTAGTCTGTCCAACAGTGTTAAACTCGTAGAACTTATTTCGGATTGCTGTCAGGCAACCCGACACGATGGTGACAAATGCCGACCGAGCCGATGTGTCCCCGGTACGAATGCCAGAGATAAAGTTGGTCATCATCGTCTGCCCCATAACTGTGAACTGACTGTACTTGCTTGTAAAAGCAGTGACAATACCGTTAATCATGGTGGTGAAAGTGCTTGTCAGATTTCCTTGCTGTGCTTTGGCGGCATTGATAAATGTAGTGACCATTGTATTTGCGGCTGTACTTACACGGGAATTAGCATTCGTAAAGGCATTGATAAAGCCATCGATACCAGCATTACCCAAATTCGTAAGATTCTGAGCAAAGGTGGACATTCCACTTGTATCAACGCTCTTAATGCCGTTTGCCAAATCCACAAGATTTCTGAACTCGACAACCACACCACTTAACTTAGCCACATCCACTCCGCTGACGCTGTTGTAATACGCAGCAAATGACTGACCGAAAGATACCAGCTGCTCACCGAAACTTGCAATATCGTTATCGCCTGTAAACCAGGATACGATACCGCCGCTATTCGGCAAATTGTTTGAAAGCTCAACCAGAGCTTTAGCTGCATTTGCAGAGTTTGTAACGACAGATGCGTCCAACCCCGTTACAGCCAAAGAATAGTTCTTCATTGCAGTACCAAACGGAACGAGCTGTTCACCGAAGGTTTCAAGGTCATTATCTCCAGTAAACCAGGATACAACACCGCCCGTATTCGGCACCGTATTCGCAAGTTCAAGCAAAGCCTGACCTGCTGTAACGCTATTTTGAATAACATCAGCTTTCAGTCCGGAAACAGCATCAGAGAAATCCTTCATTGCTCTGCCGAAAGGAACAAGCTGTTCGCCAAAGTCATCCATATCGTTTTCACCAGCAAAGAAGCCAACTACGCCGCCGCTGTTCGGAACGGTGCTTGCCATCTCTGCAAGTGCCTTACCTGCGGTAGCTGCTTCAGTAATAACACTGGCGTCAATTCCGGCGACTTCGTTTGCAAAGTTACGCATGGCACGACCAAATGGAATAAGCTGTTCACCGAAGGCATTCATATCGTTCTCTCCGGCAAAGAAACCAACGACACCGCCAGTATTAGGAAGTGTATCAGCCATCTCCGCAAGAGTCTTACCTGCGATTGCAGCATTGGAAACTGCTTCTCCATCAATACCGCTGATTTCATCAGAAAATTGCTTCATAGCTTTTCCAAACGGAACCATCTCTTCAGCAAAGCCGGAGAGTGAGCTTCCGCCGGTGAACCACGAGGTCAGTCCATCCAAAATATTTGCGGCTGTCAGGATAAGAATCGTTTCTGCAAGAGCCTTAACACCGTCCAGCATAGCCGGATCTATGGAAGCTGCACCGTCAAGGAACGGCTGGACATTGGTCATAAACCCGGAAAGGTCAGAACCAATTTGCGGGAATTGACTGGATACGCCACTCATAAAACCGCCGACGATACCGCCAACAAATTTACCGATTGCCGTACCAATTCCCTGAAGCAGATTACCGCCTTCATTGATAAGCCAGTTCAAGCCAGGAATTTGTGCCAGGGCACCGACCGCCGCAAGTACAAGAGCAAGCTCAGCGATGACAGCACCCATACCGAGAACACCCAGCATTGCACCTGGAACCAGAGCAGCCACTGCGCTCAAAGCAGCCATAATTGCTGCAAGCAGACCAATACCGGCAATTCCCTGAAGAAGAGTTTCTGTATCGATGCCCTTAAGTGCATCCACAATGCCTGAGAAGAACGCCATCAATACATCCACCGCAGCCTGAATCAAACTGGGAAGATTCTTAGCGACGCCCTCAAGAACTGCGATAAGGAATTGGAAGATGGAATCAACGATAGACGGGGTATATTCTACCAACGCTTCAAGAACACCTGCAATGAGCTTCAATGCCCCATCAGCGATAGCGGGAACGCACTCAACAAGTACATCCACCAGCATAAGGACAACTGCCTTGACTGCTTCACCAATGGCTCCTGCACTATCAGCGATAACTTTGCAGAATTCGACAATTGCCTCACCGATCTTGGCTACAATTGCAGGAATAAGGGCTGCGACACCAGTGATGATAACAGTCAAAGAAGCGACGATGGCTGTAGCACCGGCAGTCCCCGCAGCAGCAAGAGCTGTTAAGCCTACTGCCAAGGCGGACAAACCGGCACCTGCCAGAGCAAGCCCGGCACCAATACCGACAACTGCTACCCCGATTAGTGCCAGCGAGCCACTCAAAGCGAGAATGGAAGGAACCAACGGAGTCAATACAGCACCTGCAACACCGAGGATAGCAAATGCACCAGCCAGGGTAACGAGACCTTTCACGATGGAACTCCAACTCATGGCGCCGAGAATAGCCAGTACCGGAGTAAGCACCAAGAGGGCACTTGCAGCAACAAGAAGCGCCGCAGAACCTGCAAGAGTGCCTGTCATGGCATTCAGACCGATTGCAAGAATGGCCATTGCGCCGCCCAGAGTGATAAGACCCTTGGCGATTTCCTCCCAAGACATTGAACCCATCTGGTTAAGAGCATTGGCAAGTATAAGCAAAGCCGCAGAGACAGCAATAAGACCAGTGCCGATGCCGATCATGTTTTTCGGCATGAAGTTGACAGCAATTGTAACCGCCGCCAAAGCCCCGGCCATAGCAATAAGACCTCTTGCAATTTCGTCCCACTGCATTCCAGAGAAGTCTTTTACAGCCGATGCAAATATCTTCATAGCTGCTCCGATAGCAATGAGCGCTACGCCTGTAGAGATTACATGTTTAGCGTTACCAGTAAGCTTGGTGAAAGCGGTAACCTCAGCAAGAAGCACTGCAATAGATGCAAGCCCCTTACCGATGTCTTCCCATTTCATTTCGCCGAAATCTTTGCAGGCAGAGGCCAACACCTTGATTGCTGCTGAAAGAATTACAATACCTGTAGCCGTAGTAATGGATTTACCGCTGAATTTTGCGGTTCTCAGGAACAGAGAAACCTCGGCAAGCAATACACCAACGCCGATAAGACCTTTTGCAAGCTGGTTCCAGTCCAATTTAGCAAGTTGTTCGCAAACAGAAGCAAGAATCTTGATTGCAGCTGCAAAGATCACCATTTGAGTAGCACCCTTGATGATGGTTTTACTGTTGGAACTCATAGCTTTGGCTGCGGCAACCATCATAGTGGTCAAACCCGCAACACCAATGAGACCGGTGGTAAGCTGTTTTGTGTCCAGATCTGCGATCTTTTTAAGTGCGCTCGCTAAAATCAGCACTGCCGTAGCAATTCCGAGCATAGCAGTTACACTCTTCATCACACCAGTTGCCTGACCGCTGATTTTGTTGAATACAGCCATCGAAGCAAGAAGTTCAGCGAATAGCACAGTGATTGCTCCAAGAGCCACATTCAGCTTTTCACTGTCTACAAGACTAAGTGCAATCAAAGATGCAGTAAGAATAGCAATAGCCGACGCGATCTTCAGCAATGTACCCGCCTGCAACTGATTCTGATAAGCTTCAAAGCATCCTCGAACACTGTCAAGAATTCCGATAAAAGATTCCTTGAAACTACCGATATCTTCAATAGCTTTTCGGAAGGTGCCAACAAACTTTGTGATGCCGACAGCAATAGCACCGAACGAGATACCATTCAGCAGATCAATAATTCCGCTGAAATTAGCTTCACCAAGATTCTTTGCTAAGGAACTGCCGAGTTCGCCAAGGATTTTAACGATGCCACTTCCGATTGTCTTAACAGCATTCCATATGGCAGAGAGAAGCTGAACAAATTGGCC